TCATTTACTGCAGTATCCATATCCAATATGTAATTGGAGCTCTGGCACAGCTCATCCCATAAGGAATCCAAGTACATACCGTCCTCCGAGAAAGTAATGTTTCCGAAATTCATCTTCCGGAATTTATCATAGCTGTCATAATAATGTGCTACTTCTTTCTTCTGGGCTTCATTCAATCTGATTTTCTGCCCTCTCAATGTTTTCCGGAAAGAGTTATACACACCTGCTTCCACACTATCAACATCTGTACTTTCTTCGATAACCGGCATAGCAATTTCCTGTACGATTCTTACCATATCCTCATACGAAACATTCTTTGTATCTTTTAAATACGCAAATACCTTAGTCAGATTATCAGCCAGTTCCTTCGCATTGTAGGTGCTCTTATATTCCTGCTTGACCTCTGACGCAATCTTTCGCATGGTCTTTTCATCTATAGTCACGTTCTTAAGAGATTTAAAGCCATCCTCAATAATAGAACCCATCTCTTTTTCTGTATCAGAATACTCTTCGTCCAGGATTGCCATAAGGTCTTCGTCAATATCTATTGAGTATCTCTTCTCTGGGTTATCTGTAATACTTTTGCCATTATCTGCTCTTCTGCTTCCGATATATTGTTCAGATATACTTCTTTCGGTATCTCGTATGCGAACTGAATCAGTTCTACCACTTCTTCGTCCGTTTTCAATGCGTTGGCTACTCCCACTATTATATTTGTATCTACCCCACAAAAATCCAATCCCTTTATCAAATCCTTCATTGGTTCTGTAATTTTTCTTGAACCTTCCACTTTTCATTACCTCCTCTATATCGTCATGATATAATTCCACGTCATACTGTGCCAGCACTTTGAACTTATTTGCATTTTTATCCGTCACCTTATACAGATAAAAATACTTGTCCGAAAATGCTGGATTAATTTTTCTGCTTATAAAATCTTTGCTATAATTATTTTTTTCTACTTCTGATGCAAGTATAGCATATTCCCTTTTGCTAATGTAAACTTCTTTACTATTTTTTAAGATTGCATCTACATCAATAGAAAATACTGTATCCTGTTCAACTGCAGCTCTATTTACAACTTCCTTTCTACTAGCTTCATTATCTGTTTTATATTCATACGCTTTAATTCCCGCCTGTTTCAGTTTGTCTTTGGTCTTTTCTGAAATGCTATCCGGAATTACAACTGCTGCAACCTCATTGAATCCTACAGCTCTTTGTGGTTTTCCTTCAAAGTACTTTACCGGAATATCTTTAAGGATTGTTCCCAAACGCACAATATCATTCGCTATGTTGCTCGAAATATTTTTATAATATTTCTGCATGCTTTTTTGTATCTTTTCCGGCTTTAAACCTCCCTTTACTGCCTCAATAATATTTCTCCCTGCTATATCTCGGTCAAAAAAAGAATTATCAGAAATAGTTTTATTATTATCCACAATTTCGCTTACAATCTTTTGGTATAATTCTCTTGATTCACTATAGATTTCATCTACCTGCTCTGGCGTCAAATCAAGTAATCTTCCCTCCTGTTTCTTTATATCCTCTATGCTCTTAAAGTCTTTTGATACTGCTGCTCTTACCTCTCCTATTCCTGGTATAAGTGAACCCTCTTCATTCTTAACACCAGCACTTTTCATTGCTTTTACAATGTTTTCAATATTGTAATCATCATGTAATGCCTCGAAGCTTCTCAAATTCCCACTGGCTGTATAATATTCTTTTCCATTATATATTCCTGCTTTTCCAATAACTGGTTCTGCTAATTCCAATGTATATAGCTCAAAAGCATCCTGATTATCCTTAATTGTATTATTAACGCCATCTGTATATGAGTATCTGTCCTCTATTGGTTTTGCTTTTCCCTGTGCAATATCAAGATAGGTCTGATACTGTTCTTTTAATATATTGTAAATTTCTTTATCACTTTCCATATCTGACAGATTGTCGTTAATTTTTGTAGCCCACTTTTCGCCCAATGCTTTTAATGAGGTTTTTTCTCTTATTGTGTCAAGTAATCCCTCTCTCACTTTTTTATCATATACCAGTTTATCTACCGTTATATTTTCATTGTTAAGATATTCTTTAACCGCACCTCGTCCCATAAATGATGGTTCTGCAGTTGGCATTCTTAAAACCGGCTCCACCTTCAGATTATTTTCCCTTATAAATCTTTCTTTTACTTCCATCATTTCACTTAATTTCATTGCTGCCGTTTTCAAATCATTTCCATTAAAGGCATTTGCATCAATATAGTTTGCAGAAGTTCCTATTCGTTCTGCCAATTTGCTCAATTCCTCTTCATTTACTTTATAATCAACTCTAGGAAATCTTGCTGTATAAGCATCTGCGCCAAATACTCTATTATCCTTATTTTTCGGGTCTACAGTTTCCTTCTTAAATAGTACCGAAATATCTCCGTATCCACTATGTCCAATCTGTTTTTTTGTAATTGCGATAGATGGCATTGGAAATCCACCAAGTTCTAGTGCTTTATTCAAATTATCTTCTTTCAAATTATGCACTGCAATCAGGTCTTTTCCCTCTTCCATGTTCACATCTAGTGAAAATGTTTTTTCCGAATCAATATCCAGTGTCTCAGGTTCACCCAGTTCCATATATTTTTCAGCCGGTATAACTTTTATGGTATAATGTTCGCCCTCTTCTGCCGTTACATTTTCCCGCTTATAATTTTCCTGCGCCTTTGTCAATTCCCCCAAAAACATATCTCTTATTCTTTGTGCTTCTTCTGCATCTGCTCTCAGTGCTTTCTTTGCTGTGCTGGATAATACATGATCATTCAGGTATAATGTGATTTTGTCGTAAACTCCCTTGAAGAAGTCAGCAATCGTCTTGAGAATGCTCTTGTGCTCACTCTCTGTCATGTTCTCCGACAAGTACTTGGAAAACGCTTCCACTCCCTTCTGGTCAGCAAACAGTCCTGCTACATAATCAAATACATACTCATTGGCAGAATCTTCATAGGTCTTTCCTTTTTCTACCGTCTTATATGCCTTATGATACTGTTCAATAGTATTCGTAAGGTAAGCAGCTCCTTCTTTCGTTGTAACATAATTCAATACCGTATCTACTACTTTCTGCATACCTTCATGATTATATGCCTCGGAGAATTCACCCAATTCATGCACAAGTGTTGTGTATTCATTAGTGGTGTTCCCCTGTCCGGTGGTCTTGGCTAATGCTATTCTTGATAATGCTTTCTGGAAGTTACCATTTTCTCCGTGCTCCAATTCATCATTCAATTCAATATCAAGCCCGGTTTTCTTTGCTACCATTTCCACAACCGATTTCATTCGATTGTCAGATTTATCCAGTCTGTTATCGATTACAGAGCCGGTTCCCATCTTCACAGCCTGCTGCACATTGGAATTCTGTGATAACGGACTTCTGCTGTTTTCTCCGAGATAATACATTTCCAGCAATGTTGATGGTGACATTTCACTTACAATTCTTGCATTTATCGGATTATTCATAATACTTTCATATGACGTTTTACCCAGTTTTCCGGCATTGTAAAATACGGCTGCTGATTCCAGGTATGTAGGCATACTTTCCCCATTGTAATTTTCAATAACCGCATTGGCAGCCTTGGTATCATCAAATGTTGCAGCAAAGTTATATAAATTTCTCATAGTAGGATTGTTTATTTCCACCGTCTTATAGTCCACAATGCTTCCATCTGACAACTTCACCATAGTTTTCTCCGGTGTGCTTTCTGCTATCTCTACTACAATATTCTGTTTTCCGGTATTCTTATTTACTGCCTCTGTTACTCCTGTCTGATTCCGGCTATACTGTTGCACCGGTGCAACTTTCTGATTTTCTGTTGTAATACCTTCTGCATTTACCATTCTGTCTGCTACGTTATTTGTAGTATTCTCTTCCTTTGTGGTACTGGTATCTACAGTATCATTTATCAGCTTCTGAGCCTGCTGCTGTGCCTGTTCCTGTTCAGCTCCTTTTCTGACAAATCCCTCTGTTATAACCTTGTCCAGATTTACGTCTTCACTATTTGCCATGGACTCTATAATCTGGCTCATTTGCGAATCAGTAATATTATCCGTTTTTACTGTATCCGCAATCTGCTTTGCAGTAGAATTCTCCGGCATCTGTTCTGCTGTTTCCAAGATAGTATCTCTCATTGTATTATCCTGGTTAATTGTCTTTCCCATTTTATGATACTGTACAGAATTTACAGTATTTGCAACTCCACCAAATACAGCACCGGAAATAGCACCGGCTACAAAGTCCTTCCCTACCTGGTTCCAGAACTGCTCATTAGCCGCTGTTTTTGCTTCGTCTTCTGACATTCCATTTTTCATATATTCCTTTACATTTGTGCTGTATTCAGATAATCCGCCATTAATCATGCGGTCTGCTGCTTCATCTGCAAAATCGGTAAATACTTCCTCACTGCCCTCGATTCCAGACTGGGCAGCCCAATCCAATATCTTTTTCTTAAATGTAGTTTTGGTTGGATTCTCCGCCATGCCATATAAATGGTCTAAGCTCAACTTTTCAAATCCTGCCTCTGCTGCTGCATTGGCAATTCCAATAGCTGCCGCTTTATTCGTGTCTACACCACGCTCAGACGCATCCACATATGCCTGGGAGCCGGCACTTGCCGCCATGATTCCAAGAGAAACCGGTTCACTTCCTGTTGCCATGGCTGCAGCCGAATCTGCCATACTCATTCCAACATCATATACGAACTTTCCTATGGTGGAATCAATATCATTTGATACCGCTTCTCTTCTTCGGTTTCTCGACTGTGTGAAGCGAGCGGAATACGGGTCATAAGGTGTATAGGCTTCATCTCCTCGGAAATAGTTCTTTGCCGAATGACTTAACTGGTCTACAAAGTCCGCTCCGGAAAGCAATGAATCACCTACAGACGTAGCAGATTCCTTTGCATTAATGAGGAATCCTTTTAATCCTTCCTGCTTTGTTTCCTCTTCCAGTTCTCTCCGTTTCTTTGTATCAATCTGGCGATTATGAATCCAGGAATAGTATTCTTCCATATCATCAGCGTTAATTCCCTGACTTTCCAAGTTTTCTTTTGCACTGTTATATGCCTTTTCTAATTCGAATGGGTCTCTGCTTCCAATTGTATCTCTTATAGCCTGTTCCTGCTCTGTTGCTTCCTCCTCGTCATGGTCTGTAATATACATCTGCATGACAGCCTGTTCCTGTTCCGGAGTGAGCTTCGCATAATCCTCTGACCATTTCTTGATTGCCTTCTGGTTTTTTCTTATGCTCTGCTCATTTTCGTACTTGTCGATTGCTGTATTACCTTCCAGTGCATCATGCTCTTCTGCAGACATGGTTTCCCCTGTTAATCTATTTCTGTATCCTGCGAGCTTTGTATCCTTGGTAATGTTTCTTGCCAGCACTGGACTATCAAAACTACCGTATACCGGTTCATAATTCTTAAGTTTATCTTTATTTCCTTCTTTTTCATCCTTCGCACTTGTAATTTTTGCTGATAATTCTTCATCAGAAAGACTTGCAAGCTCCGGGTCAGATAAACTCTGATAATACTTGTCTATGTAATCTGCGTATTCCTTCGCTGTCTCAGGTTCCTTCTCCGGCATCCAGGATGTGTCCGCCTGCTGCTGTAATGCTTCCTCAATTGCACGTTTTTTAGCACCTTTGAAGGAGCTTACTGACGCCCCCTGCTTTCCTGTGGTATTTGATGCTGCTTTTGTATTCTCATAATCTTCCACCGTCATAGTTTCTCCGGTTGTTCTATTTCTATAGCCTGCAAGTTTTGTATCTTTTCCGATATTTCTAGTGGTTGTTGGACTGTCAAAGCTACCATATACCGGCTCATATCCTTCTAATTTCTTTTTGTTTTCTCTTTCCCTCTTTGCAATATCTAATGCTCCCTGCAGGGCACTTCCATTCCTTGACATTGCTTTTGTCGTAGTATTTACCGTATTTCTTGCCTTTTCTAATGCATAGTCCATTGCTTTGCTTCTTTTTGAATTAATTGTATTCTTTGAGAAATTCGCTGTGCCCAACGCAATTGCGCTTTCTCTGTTGCTCTGCGCTCTCTCTATTTTCTGCTGCTTCAGTTCTTTTAAACGTTCCATTCTAGATTCATATGTTGGATTATCCGACGTTGCATCACTATTATATTCTGCCTGTCTTTTCTCTTCTTTTAATTCAGCAAGCCGATTCATTCTTTTTTCGTATTTTTTCATAGCTGGTCTCCTTTAATAATGTAATCCATACTGTCTCATCCATGTATCGTGTAGGATGCTCCATGTGCTCTCATCAATTTTTCCTTTACCGAAAAGCTCGTCCAGATATGCTCCGCCTCTCGCACTTCCTCTTGAGATTGCTTCATTTAGATATTCTGTTTTCTTGTCTTCTGATATTGGTATTCTTTTAGAAGTATCAGTGGTTTTACCACTCTTGCTTCCGCTATTTGATTTCTTACTTCCACCGGATCCACTACTTGCTGCTTTTGCTTGTGATAAAGCATACTGTTTCGCCCACTGGTCATCTGCTACCTGGTCTCTCAACTTCTGATAATCGAACTGCTGCTGCCACTGATCATCTGCTACATTGTCTCTGTCTATCTGATAATTGTAATCATTGAGATATTTATCATTCGTCTGTGAATTCTGAAGCGCATTGAATAAATAATCACGGTCATTCTGCCAGTTACTAACTTTCTGCTGATATTCTCCAAAATCATTACCATGAAGGATGTTATATGCGTTCAGTGCGTTGCTGGTATCATTCTGCCAGTTCTGGTATCTGTCCTGATACTGTCCATACGCTCTATCTTCCGCTTGTCCTAATGCGGAATACTCATTATACATATTGGTGAGGTCTGTATTGTATTTATCTAATGCCTGTCCATAAAGATCCGGAATAATATCATTCAGCTTTCCAAGATATGCCTGGTATGCCTGAGAGCCTGCTGTTGCTCCATAACTATTGCCATATCCTCCGGATAATGCTGCTGCCTGTGATGTTGTATCAAGCATTGCCTGTTTTCCCAGATTAGCATACTGCTCCTTATACTGTTGGTATAATTGGTCTGCATTGAAATCGTATGAAAATGGCTTCTTATTCTGAATTCTATTCAATATCGTGTCAATTGCACCCTGATACTTGCTGTTATAGTCACCCGGCTTTGCATTCTGTGTATCTGTATAATTTTTATAAGCATCCTGCACATTCTGCGATTCCTGATAGTCACCCACCTTATTATTCAGATGGTTATCAAGATTCGTTTGTGCTGTTCGTGTCCCGTCAGATATTACTTCCTCCCAGTTTTTATGATTCCCCATTGTCCTTACCTCCTATTGATTCTTCTATTGCCGATATCCTTGCATCTACCTGATTTAATGAATAATTCAGTGTATCAGAAAGATTGTATAGAAAACTCTTTAAGCTCTCTATATTCTGTTCATTTGACATGTTCTCTATATCTACATTTGGATAATCAAATTTAGCCACTTACTGCACTTCCTTCCTGTATCATTTGTGCTATCGAATATACTTTAACTGCGCCTTTTCCGGATAACCTCAGCTTGAAATGGTCGCATCGTTTTATTCGAACCGGCACCTGGTATGACCGTTTTTTTGTTCCTGTATATTCCATTACCTTTTGCCAGTTTTCCGAATCATACATTATCTCTATCTTGAAATATGCATCTGCTTCTATCTCAAGCCGGATAACCAGCTCTCTGATATATTTGTTATAAATAGAGTCAAGCCCCATATCTCCTGTCACTGCATACCATTCCTGATTTTCTTCTTCCTCTCCAACTGGAATTGCTCCAGGATACCACTCTCCCGGATACATATACTGTTCTCCAAACCGATCATCCATCGGAGCTATTGGCATAAATATCTGTTCGTAATTAATTACCCAGATAGAGTTATTCTTATCTAAGAAATACAGTCCGCCATCTGAATATGCAAAGGCTTTCTTAATTCCTTCATCTTCCTTTGTCCACATTCCCTTTGTAATGTCATACACATAAGTACAGTAATTACTAAGTTCATCTCTCATGCAGACATAATATTTATCACGGTATCCTCCGGCAACTGCATCATAGTACATCTCTGTTCCAAGATTTCCAGATATTTTACTTGGCATACTTCCGTTATATGCGCATATACCATCCCGGCTTTTATAATATAAAACCTCATTTAATACAATCAGGCTCTTTTCCGAACCCAACTGAACGCCACGCATAGGTTTCCATGAAAGTTCATAATTACTCGGTTTATCACCAAATAATCTGTGCATGCCACCCTCTTTAAAAAAAAGTACACTACCGGAATAAGATATTGCACCGGTAAAATCCCCTTCCGAACCCACCGTTACTGCGTAGCTGTCAGAGGACAGGCCCATATAACATCTCCAGTTCTTTGGATCTCCTAGCTTGCAAGCATATATTTCATGATTTGTAGAAGAACACCCCCACAACCGGTTATCCATCTCAGTTACAAAATCCATATCCGGGACTGTCCTTGAGATGGTTATATTCTCACTGTTCGTAAATACTTTATTAATCAGACCCATCACAATTACATAATCATCTCCACAACCATACAGAATATTGGATGTATTAAAATCATAATTGTTATAAATCTCTGCCCTTTTATCTACTCCACTGAATGTAGCAGCATCATATACTTTAAAACCTTTCCCGATACCTGGTGACTGTATCTTTACATAGGTTGTTCCTACGGATACCCATGCTGCAGAATTTTCACTCCATATTTTCATTACAACTGTATTTTCAGAAGTATCTATCCAGTATTCATATTGCGTTTTATCCGGTTCTGTATCACCGGTATATGTTTTCTTTTCAGGAAATACCGTTCCGTCCATTTTGCAAAGCGTAAAGGATGGCTTTGTTGTGGTGGTTACCTTATTTTCCATATCGGTTAATGTTTGGTCATATACATTGTACATAACCTTATCTGGGAAGACACACAAATATGCTCCCATTCTTACAAATGTTCTTTCCTTATCCTTGCATGATTCCTTTAAATCACACGCTTCTGACTGGTTATAGTACAGCTTATTCTCTGTTACCCACACCAGCTTATCCGTGCCATACAGACCTTTACAGTCTGTAAGGTCCCGCAATTTTCCTCTCGGTATCCTCGGAGACAGTATCGGATAATAATCCGCCGTCATATTTTTCATATCCGAGAATTCCCCGTCTTGTATTCTTCCATTGGCATTGTAGCCGCCAAATGCACTCAGTACCTTGGTTTCCGACCTTGTACTTTGAAGTTTAGGTAATCTCATATGTCACCTCTCTAATACATTGTTGCCCTTAAAGAGCTTTTATGTGTCCGGTACCAGTAATTAGCAAAATCCTGGTATTTCTGATTAAACATAGCTGCTGAATTTGCGTATCTGTCCATTTCATTGTTATAATAATCAATCTGGCTCATAAGCCACTGGACATATAAATTGTCATATGGGGCAGGCACAAGAAGTTCTTTATCCATATCAGCTTCTGTATAAGGCTCTACCACTACATCCTCTTCACGTTCTCTTACGTTCAGGATTTCAATAGCAATTCTTTTATCCAATTCAGTGAGCCAATCTAACTTTTCGTTATCCTCATAAGTATTTGGTTCCAGATCATCCACCTTTGTTATTGCTTCATTTACCTTCATACATGTCTCTCCTTCTAAAAAAGAGGCACAACAACGCTGTGCCTCTCCTCGTTTTAATGGAATCTCTTATTAGTTTAAAGCCTTTCCTTTTGCAATAAGTTCCTGCTGTCTTCTCATTGCAAGCTGATCCATTTCTGTACTGTTTTTCAGAACTTCAAAGATTGGTTTCGGAATGGTTACCTCTTCCCCTCTTTTAATTATGTAATTATGTCCATTTAAAGATACGAAAATGTCTCCTTTTTCACCATCCAACGGTGCCATAAACTTAACATTTTCTTTCCATGGATCCACTTCTTCTACTGTTTCTGCCGCATCCATTACCTGAGTTTCTTCTGCTACTTTCGTTTCTTCTACTACTTTTGTTCCTTCTGTTTTTGCTCCCATACAGTTGCCTCCTAGTTTGCTTCTACGCTTCCGCTGAATTTTGATGTTGATTCAATACGAATCATATACTGCTCTACCAGACGTTCTGCTGTCTTAATTGCTTTCCATCCTACCGTGGAGCGCTGGTTTAATGGGTCCTCTCCTGCACCTGCCGGCTTGATAATCATCTGTAATGCTCCGCCATCAATACCGGTTTTGGCATACGCATGTGCTCCAAGTACTAATGTACCAAATACTGCAGTATCTGCCGGGCATCCTGTGCCTTTCCAAATTTTTGCGTTTGAAGTAGATACAAAACGTACATTTCCAATCTTTCCAATTTCTCCTTCAAAGATTGCTTCTGGTGCTGCATATTTATGTACGTCAATCCATTCCTCGCTGCGCATAAGGTCATATGCTGCGTATGGATGAATAATGGCTACATAAGATTTCTGAATTTTTGGAGCATTCATTGCTTCAAGCATAGCTGCTGCACGGAAGAAGATTTCCGGCGTCAGTGTGTCTGTTGCTGTTAACTGGGCTCTTGTTGCTCTGTCTCCAACAATTAATACGTTTGTGCCACCGGCCATAACGTCTCTTGTAACATTGTCCAATGTCAAGCCTGCCTGAGCACCTAATACTTTTGAAGCCTGCACAACATTGTTATCAATGGCTGTAAGGTCCAGTACGTCAGAGATTGTGATGTAATCTCCGTACTGTTTTACCGTACTTGTAACTGTACTTACGCTTAAGCTATTTCCATCCGGTGTCACACCTTCTGTAAGTGGTGTATTCGCCGGTTTCAAAGAGTCATACTTTCTGAACTCAATCTGTTTACCACCGTTTTTAGGAATCGGATAATCATCTCCAAACTGGTCATGCACCAATTCTGGGGATGCTTCTTCAATCAATTCCTTTTCGTAAAATGTTTTATTTTCTGCCGACAAACTGGATGTACCAGTTGTCTGTGTATTTGGGTCTGCAAAAAACTGCAAGATATTTCTGATTTTCATATATATTCCTTTCCGAATCACGAGAAAGAAACACGTTCTCCCTTGAGTACTTTCTTCTCGTATTCCCTCATCTGTTCAGGTGTCAATTTTCTAACATCTACTTTCACTGTTCCTTGTGAACCGGAAGATGCTGCACCTTCAATTGGTCTTCCACTCTTTGAATTGATGCTTTTTACTACATTGTTTTTTGCTGTTTCTGCCGCCTGTGCCATTCCATATGTCATAATCTCATCATGGTGTGTGGCCATGTAAGCCGCTTCAATGCTTCCACCAACTTTAAGAATTGCCGTGAAGTCTGGATTCGCAAGTTCCTCATTAAGGTTAAAGTCCATGTTATACTTCTGTCTTAATGCATCCGCCTGCTGTGTCCACTGTGCATAAATCTGCTCGCCTTCTTTTTTCTTCTCCAACTGTTCCATTGCTTCTGTCAGTTTCTTGTTTTCCAACTTTACCCGGTTTACTTCCCGAAGCTGGTCTACGGACATTCCATGTCTTGCTGCTTCATCTTCCAGAAGTGCATTGTCCTGCTGTACTGCTCTTACGAGTCCTTCTACATCATCCGCTTCAAGACCATAACGCATAGCAAGCTCTCCCATGATTGGAGTCAGTGCATCATACTGTTTCTGCAAGTTACTGATTGTTTCATTCGATTTTTTTAATCTGTCCTTAACGATTCCTTCTGTACGCTTTCGATATGCGTCTCTGTAATCGCCCTTAATCAGTTCCTCAAAGGCCTTTTCTGTGTCTTCCGGTGTTGTCGCATTCTGCGACGTTCCAGCGTCGTCCTGGTTACCTGTTCGACCGTCTGTGGCTCCGGCGTTGAGCCCTTCCGCCTGTCCTGCTGCTCCTTCTGCTCCGGTTGAAGCTGCGCCTGCCCCACCTTCTGCAAAGAACTGCAAATTAAAATACTTTTTTCTCATACTTTCGTCCTTTCCGAAGTGCCATGTTTTTCTTAAACCACTTGTACTATATCAATTCAAAAAATTTATTTCTCCCCAATTTCGTCTAAAAATAAAATATTTTTTGGAAAATTTTTTTCAATGATTTTATAGCCATTCAATATCGTTTCCAGCACTACTTCCGTCTCTCTACTCCAATCCGTTATTTCCACGTTGCATCTCCCGGATTCTCCCATTTCCAAGACTGTAATCTTTACTTTTCCTTCTGCCTGCTGCTTTTGTAATTCCTCAAGAAGCGTAAATAAAAGGATACTGCATGCCGAACATACAATATCCTTTCCTGCTTCTGCATAGTCAGCATGACCTTCCATTTTTATTTCCATCAGATTTTCTTTTTCTCTCACTCTGACTTTAAGCATATCTTTCTCCTATACTGACGTAGAGTTTCTAGTTGCATGCGCCGCCTGGCTTGTTAATGAGCCATTGCTATTCCTGTTAAGCACCGACTGGCTCTGCGCCATAGGTTCTTCTGCCTGCTGCATTGCAATCTGTGCATTTCCCGCTATTCTTTCTGCATAATTCGTTGTTCCTCCACTCGATATATCTACTGCCTGTGCCAGTGCAAGAGCCTGCTGCTGCATCTGTAAGTACAGGTTGTAATATGTCTGGGATTTATTTAATCTCTGCTTCACCTCGTCTTTTCCGTCAAAGTCCATCATATCCAGACATCCGATAGTCATTTCTGCATTCTGCGGATTAAAAAATCCAAGGTTATAGAATTGTAATGCAAGCTGATTCTGTGTCTCCCTGGTGTATGCGCTCTGCTTTGCTGGTACAACCTTTACATCAAAAATTGGAACTCTTTCTGACTGTGCCTGTCCAAATCCTGTATCCATTGGTTGTCCTTTTAATGCGCTATTATCAAACGTCACATAATCTGTTTGTCCAGTTTCTCCGGTAATTCTGAATTCCCTTGGCTCATCATAAAATTGTCTGATAAGCTCAATCACCAGATTGCATATCTTAGTAAATGCTCTATAATCTGCTCTGTTTGCATCCCTAGACAATTTGCCGGACGCTTCCTGGAGACTGGCAATTCCGCTCGCTGAAGTAACATTAGAGGTCTGTCCCTGTGCTGCCGCTGTATTTCCAGAAGTATCCTTCAGTTCTTCGATTTTATTATTCAAAATGGTTTCATAAATGCCCGCCATTGGTGTCGATGTGATCTGTCGAAAAGCATCCTCTCCCAGATTTCCGTTAAAATGCACAAGTGATTTTGAAAAATCGCAAAACTCCTTTTCGTTCAGTCCTACATCATCTCTGACCGCCCATCTCGGTTTCGCCAACGACAATCCATTTTCCAATATACCCTGCTGCATCTTGTCTATATATGCCTGTGTATCTTTCATGACATCCACATATCCAAATCCGCAGACACTGCTCTCGATTGGAAACAATACATCAAACTCAAATGGATATCGTCCATGATCATACAGCCCTGTATATTTTAATTCCTCGTCATTTTCTGTCGCATAGAGCACTTTCCCATTGCAGAATTTGCAATAATGCAGCACGTTCTTTCTTTTAATCAATCCATTATTGTCTTCAAGTACAATCGTTTTTTTATAATACCAGTCTACAACCGCAACCTTCTCTGTATTATCTTCCGCATCCGTCTTTATGTACTGTGTAAGACTGATATCACTACCTGCCATTATCTCCTTATCTGGATAAGCAGCCTTTATGTCCTCTACGTCTTCCATGGATACATAGAATACATTCTTCGACCTCTGAATATCTTTTACTCCTGGTTCCCAGAAAAGATTCATAATGTCGACATTTTTAATTGATATGTCGCCTAATCCATTGTCTTTCGAACCATCCCAGAATACGCCTGTTACACAAGTTCCATTTTTTAATTTATACCATCCGCCAGCTGAATACGTCTCTTCAAATTCATTTCGTTCCAGTATAACCGGTATGATTTCTGATAAAGCCTTAGCTGCTCTTTCATCATTCTTTTCTCGTGGAAGCACATTTGCTTCTGGAAAATTGTCCATGATGTCAGCATGCTTATTGGCAAGTGCGTTGAAAAGCCATGCAGACCGTGGTTCTATTCTTTTTTCTGCTTCCTCTTCCTGTTCTTTTCTTGCATAATCCCAATGCCTTAACCTCCACCATTCCTCGTTTTCCACAATTGTATTTTCAAGGTTCTTTTTTCCGGCATGATATTTTCTCAATACTTCTGCTGCTTCTTTCACATCATCATCCGTGATAGCATCTACCGTCTGCTCTTCCTGCATCTCTTTTTCTTCTGATTCCGTCTGAATTAATGTGTCCTGCTGTTCTTTTTCCTGTTGCACCGGTGCAACTTCTGTTATTTTTCCTTTTTTGTAAGCCATCTCTCATCCTCCTAAATATTTAATATCTGTACTCCTTGGCTTCTTTTTTGCTCTTTGAACATATCTAGTGGGTCGAATGCCGGTTTTTTTTGTAATGCATTTCCTCTTGGAGCAATTGGGTGCTCCATAAGCACATATCTGCATTCATCATAGATGTGGTCTTCTTCTGTTGTGTCAATATCTTCCGGAATTGTCTCGCTATATGTAAGGTTTGGGATTGTTCTGATGAAGTTTCTGCATGTGTTAAAAATTTGAAACATACAATCTCCCATTTCATCGAAGGCAAACCTATAGTGATACTGCATCTTTCCCGGCAGTCTGACATGGTCTCCGCCATGGAAGTATACAAAATTAGGGCTTCTCTCCATCATTCTGGCAACGGATTCTCCTCTTGACTCATCAAATATAGCCGGATCCGCTACACCTGTGATTCTCTTACCCTTCAGCAATGGATTGTTTTCTTCGACTTCTCGAATCTTTCTTGCCTGTTCTACAGGATGCTCTTTTAATCCCTGATTAGCAATTCCATTCCAACCGTACAGCTCTGCTATCCGATATATCTTTCCCTTTGTGTCTACTGCATACCATCCCACTGAATACGGCTTTGCATATCCGAAGTCGAACCCCCGGTATATCTTCCAGTGGTCCGGTATTTGAAATGGCTCAATCACATGCGTCCACATTCTGTCTTTATAATGATTTGGATCATCTCTGAATTCTGTAAACACCTGTCCGCTAAAGCTGTCCCATGAGCCATACATCAGGGCATTTCTTTCTGCCTCTGGCAATGCCGCCAGGTTTGCTAAATAATCCGGGTCATTCTCTAACAATTTTTTATTGTCAAATACCGTGGCCGGTATGTATATCCTGTCTCGCGAAAGCTGTATCTTCTTTCCCTGTGGGTTTAATACACTATACCTTTCTACAATTCGTGTATTTGGCGGTGCCGGCGTTACAAATCTCTGCTTTACCCATGCCATCCCTTTTCCATCCGGATTCGCTGTCGCTCTCATGTATACCCTTGTACCAGGTCCCATCGGTCTGTTACGAGACTTCATATACTGGTACTGTGTTAGTGAGAAATGTGTTAATTCATCGAATCCGATAAAATCGTATGCTTTTCCTTGGTAGTTGAAGCGGTCGGCGTCTCTTTGCATGTATCCAAAAAATATCTTTGCACCGGACTCAAACTGCCAACGCATTTTATTTTCATTAAATTTTGGGCGCTGCCCCTTCAAATTACCGTACAAGTCATAGGATCTTGTAATTAATCCTTCAAGCTGTGGCACTGTGTCTCGGAATATAATGCCTCTGTAATTTGGTATGTTTATCTGTCTTAACGCTTCCGCTAACATGGAATCTGACTTTCCACCGCCTGCTGCTCCTCCAAATAAGACCTCATACTCCGGTCTTTCCATGAATATCTTCTGCTTCGGCTGTGGCATCCACGAAGCACTCATCTTCATCCACCTCCTTTACTGGTGGCAGGAATACTACTCCTTCATTGCCCTCTCCATCGTCTTCACCTTTAAAGCCATGCTTGTCCAACCAGTCAATTGCTTTCTGCGAATCTTTCAGTTCGATAGCTACTCCATGCGCTGTATTCTTTATGGCCTTTACTGTCTGCCAGTCTATTAGATCCGGATTTTTAATGCTCATTCCATATGCAGATACATTTACAACGTCTGATAAGTCAGCAAATGCGATTCTTGATTGCAGTTCAGCTACATCCTCTTCTTTTGGAAGCATTCTCTCCATCTTGTCCCGCCGGATTTCTTCCAAACGTTCTTTGATTTTAGGATTTTTTAGCTTGTTATGAGCAGAAACGGCCGCCGACTGGTAAGAGCAGTGATAAACACGCATATAGCTTCTTACTGCATTGAAAGATCTTGCGTAATACTGGCAAAAAAGCTCGTCTCTGTCTACTGCATTCTCCTCTTCTGGCGAATCTTTTTCTTCTTCTGTATATGCATTCTTTTTTTGTGTGCACACTTTTTTTCGCTTTTTGTGTGCACACTTTTTTCCACCGCCTCTTTCCCATCCGTATCGTTGCTTCCAGGACTTGACCGTATTCAGGCTGATGCCGTATTTTTCCGCTATTTCTTTATATTTCATCCCGAGCATGTAATCATTTTCTGCCTCTTCATGTACTTCTCCCATACGGTCCTCCCTTCTCTTTTTTCTGTCTGTATTATACAAAAAGGTGCGCTGTCTTTTCTCCCCTATTTCGTCTCCGTTTATTAAAGGATGAGCTTGTCAAAGGTGAATACTTTAAAACTATGAGTATTGGAAAGCTACTTCCTCTCATGGAAAAAGAAAACTACGAGAACCCAGTCATTCTGAGTTCTCGTAGTTTTCTTCCATCAACTTTTTTATTTTACAGCTACATTTTAACTTGTAGCAATTGTTAATCTGATGCCTTTTCTTTTTTGCTTTTGTTTTGAATCCAATTGTCAATTCTGTCCTGTCCGGTCCTTCACACATTATCTTTGTTCCGGTTTCACGCAAAAAAAACGGGCACTCGGTCTTTACCATACTTGTTTTATTCATTGCCGCCTCCTCTCAGCCTGCTGCACTCCGGCTCACACACCCTTTATCTGAGAAGCAATCATATCTGCAGTATGTGTCCACAGGACATTAGGGCATCTATGCACTGCCCGGCTGTAAAACTCCCATTCTGACTTTTCTGTGAATGCTCCCATATGATATCTGATGCACATTTTCTCTTCTTCAGTGAGATCTATTAATCCCATCAGCATAATAAGGCTCTTGTCTCCGTGCCCCGGATACTGCCTTTCTTTCTTGTATTCATATCCAATTTTTTGAGGCTCCTCAAGCGATACTGCGTAATAATCATCCAGCTTGCACACGTCATGGAGTAGTCCTATTATCTCTGGGCTTTCCGGTCTCTCCCACCTTAAGCCCATCTTTACGGTTATTCTCTCGAGTTCATATGCCACCTGGAGTGAATGCTCTATTAATCCGCCCTCATGCGCTCCGTGATGGTCCTTTGAAGCCGGCGCTGTAAAGTATTCTTTTTCTTCAAGCCATGCTATCAGTTTTGGCCACTTTCTCAATATGTCTCTTACTAGGTCTTTTTCATCATCTTTTCCCCTCTTTCCGGCTTTTATTGGAACTCTTCTCATGAATTCTCTCATTGTGCTCTACCCTCCATTTCTTTCAGCTTGGCTTCGGCTTCCTCTTGTGATAAAAACCAGGTTTCCTTGTACATTTTTTCTGGCAGAATTCGGACTGTATCGTATTTCCTGTCCTCGTCTCCTTCCATGTACCATCCGTTTTCTGTAAAAGAAATCAAAGCCACTTTCTGATGATAAACTCGGTTATTTTCAGGATGTCCTGCAAAGATATTCATCCTGAAATTCATTTCACTTGGAACTATATATACGTCCGAGCCAATTCTGCACGGCAACTTCAGTAGTAACCCCTGTTTTTCTTCATTACTCGGTGTTTCGCTCACGATTTCAAAGCATTCATTTTTCCACTTTAAAACGTTATGCAATTCATATGAACTGTATCCTATGTGGTGATAGCTCTCTCCGATTTCCTTGTACTTAATCTCGTAATATGGCTTTTCGTCCATCATTGTTACAATGATATCTAAGCTTGATACCTTAATACGTTCGTTTTCCATCAAATCCCGCTCCTTCCCACATACTCTCCATATGTCATGCCTGCTTCTCTTGCTTTTGCATTTACCCAGGCAATACTTCCTACCTTTAGCTCCGGCTTCTTATATGCTGCCTTTCTTCTTTCTGCTCTTTCCTTCATCCGTGCCTGCCGGCAGGCTACTGAGCAGATTGCTTCCTTTCCTACTGGCATAAACAGCTTTCCGCACTGCTTGCATCGTCTTCTTTTCATACCATTACCTCGTTAAGTTTCAATTTATCTAGTCAAAATCACATTCTTTTCTGCTTCCTGCGACATGGTACATATCATCAAGATCCTCTGTAGCAAATTCTGCACGATAGCAAATATCACAGTTCGCACTTGCACATTCATAACAGTCATCACATTGACAACCATCACAATTCATTGTTCTGAAATTCTTTTTCTCTTTCATCGTTTAATCTCCATAAATTTTAATTTCAGTTCCTCATCGAGTTTTGTTGCTTCTGACCAATCCCAACCAACACCAACTCTCAATCCCTTATTTGCCATTTCCTTTGACCATTCCTCTACTGCATTTGTGATTTTTTCGTTTAAAGACTTAATGTTCTGCATTGGTAAGTTGCCAGCATTAAATGTCGTATCAACTCTGATATGACAAAAATATCTTCTTGCTTCTGTTGCCATTTGTTTTCCTCCACAAAATGTTCATTTGGTTGTGTTTGATAGTTCAATGTTTTTCCACTGGTTTCATTCTGCATTTCCTCCATTCTTCTGAATCTGCTCTATTCTCCAGCGTATGCTTGTTAATTCTTCCAAGCACTTCTCCAGTTCCCGGCTTTCCCAGAGGCGGTCCAGTTTCTTAATGCTGGCGCTCACTGCCGCTGCATATCCTCTTAATACATTTTTGTCCAAGCCTGCTGCCACCGGAACTTCCTCTGTGGCTTTTTCTTCATGGTTTTCTTTCGGAATATGCTCTTCTGGTTCATTGTCAACCACTTCCCCGGAAAGCACTTCGCATTCTGTTTTTTCAACGTTTTCCAGTTCTTTGGGTACGCTTTCCGGCTTTTCTGATACGGTTTCTGATTTTTCAGTAACATTTTCCGGTTGCACCGGTACAACTTCCGGCTTTTCATAAGCATCCGGCATATCTGCCACCGGGGCAAATACCTCTCTGACCTTGACTGCATACTCATCCATGCTTAAGGTCTGCTTTTCATTGTTTCTGACTGCCAATATATCCACCGGCTGTCCTTCTCCTTTGAAGGATGTGAATACCTTTCCGATTCCCTGTGGCCTGGAAGCCAGCACTGCAATTCCTGATGGTGCCAGGATGCTCTCAAGTTCTTCTGTATCTCCAGTTTCTTTCCACTTAAGCAGTTTTTTAAATATCTCCGGATTGTCTTTTGCATACTGGAAGATAGCCTTCTGGCTTAAATCCATATCCGCCTGCTGCACATCCTCGCCTTCAATGGCTACTTCTACCGGTGATATGGCTTCCTCTTCCCTTACCTCTGCCTTTACTTCCGCAATCTCTTTTCTGGTCATTTCAGGCGATATGAGATCTACTACCTCAATCGGAAGGGTGAGCATATCCTGGAGCTTCGCCACTCCGTACCCTTCGTACTTATCCTGGAGGCGGTCAGAATAACCGCCCTCACTGTATCTGTCATTAATAGCTATGTACCGTGATACAATATCTTTTGAAAGACCATATTCTGCCTTTGCAAATTCAGCCACTGTACTATAGCCGGATGCTGCAAGGATATCTGTGTCTCTTGCCTTTTTCAGCAGGTAGCCTGTCCTTACAAAGCCTGCTGCCTGATTTGCCAGCTCCGTGTCCAGAGCCTGCTTGAACTGTTCATAGTTTTCAATACTCCTTAATTCTTCCATGTCACACCTCCATAAAATCACTTTCTAGTGCATCTACCAGCATGGTTCCCTGTAATCTTCCATGCCATATCAGCTTCTTTTCTCTCCGAAGCTGACCATAATTTTTCTTTCTTGCCTTATCACTTTTTTCTGCCAATGCTGCATCCTCTTTTGAAAGGTTTTTCTTCACCCATTGCTGCCATTCTTTCAAAAATGGCATTGCATCTTCCAAATCTGAATAGGCTTCATTGAGGACTGATTTCTTTTGCCGGATATTTCCGCCAGGCTCTACTTCCAATGTATACCATGGAGTATCCGGTTTTTCTGTCCTGCGGAGGAACAGCAAGTATGTCTCCTGAATATCTATTCGCTGAAAGTATATATCACAGGTATGTATGCAGTGTTTTAAAGTCATTCCCTCGTTGTATATGTCCTTAATTCCGGTTGGAGACAGGATGCAGTATTTTTCATTCCGGTATTCATATTTTTTAAGAGCTCCGCTCTTCATCAGTTTTTCTGCATTTTTAAAAGTTTTCTTTTTTTCTTCAATCTCTTTTCCCTTATTCAGCATGTCATTTTGAATCACAAGCTCATTATGTGCCAGCGTCAGGTCTTTTGGGCGTAAAAGCATACCGTTTGACATATCCGCATTTCTTTTTTCTAACATGGATAAATAATCTTCCCAGTCCCTTGCAATATCCACAAGATTTCTGTCCCTGATAGTCTGCTGCTTTCTCAAATAATTTGCTGCTTTGGCCACACTGACATATTGAAAGATTCTGCTATCCGCACCGTCTACCAGCGCACTTGCAAGTGTCTGTACATCTTCATCCTTGTATATGGTGTTGTTTTTCTTTTCATCTTGTAGCCACAGCAGTTCATACCTTCCACCATTCATCCTTTTCAGACGTGCCAAACGTGCCTTGTCAATATACAGCGCTTTGATAAGTTCCGGTTCTTCTTCATCAACCAACTCCCGGTACAAATAATCACTTCTGATTAAATCATTTCCAATCCGGTACAATCCTGCTTTGAACACTTTTTCAATTAAAGGATTCTTTTTTTCCATTTTCATAAAAAATACAGGATCACCTTTATATCCGTGTTTAATTGCAATGTTATAAGTCGTTCTTGTATTTTTCAAAAGGGCTGACAGATTTCTCCGATAAAGGTTTGCATATCTTTCTTCAAAATAACTTGTATCCTGCTTTCTCCATCGTTGTCCTTTGAATCTGTAGTTTTCCCAGCAGTATGTCTCCACACCATCATCCGTCAGCAATACTCTCTGGACTTCCCTTATGATTAATTTTGGCTGTCCCATATTTGCTCCGGTATCTACCCTGGTACAACTGAATATTCTTTTTACAATCCCATCCCGATACCTTTGAAGCAAGGTTGCTGTCCCATATGACCATATAGGATTTTTCTTTTTTGACCTCGATTCATATATAATCTTCTTTCCACACTTAGGGCATTTATTCCACTCATTATGCTTTGGTTTTTTATTTAATGGAACTTCCTGGAGGCATCCTGTGCAGTAACCCGTCTTTGCGTCTGCTCCTTTGTAAAAAATGTAATGGTCGCTGAATGCTTCCGTTTTCCAAAATTTTTCAAATCCTGCCGGATAGTTCTCCGGAACATCCTTCATGGCTGCATCCCATCTATCCGTCTTTCTCTTCTCTTCACGTTCTATCTTTTCTGTCCTGACTTTCTTCTGCCATTCTATAACTCCATCTACACCGGAGTTTTTTGTTTCAAGGATGGCTTTTATTGCAGCTTTTCCTTCAGGATTGATATAGTAGTTTTCATCCGCACCGGCTTCTTCCCATTCCCATTCGAGATTGTCTACTTTTGCCGTCCGCCATTTATATGTCCCATCTTTCTGTCTTTCTCTTGTGATGTATGTCTTATCCCTAGGGCTTAAATACACATCCCATTTTGGCTCCGTCTCTCCCTTTCTTATCTCTTTTGTTTTACAGATAGAAAGTTTCAGTATGCCGTTCAGATACTGGCATCTTGCCATGTACCTGTATCTGTATTTGTTCAAGCCACATGTATATCTTCTTTCTTTTCTGCCCGGCATTTTTGCCAGTGCAACCATTGAATTTGTGGCCGGAAGTCTTCTCAGCTTACTCAACTGCTTTTTATTCACTGTCTCATCCTCCCTCTCACATCATAGAAAGTGTCTGGCAAGTATTCTTCTCCGTCGATTAAATACTCTGCACATTCTGCTATTTCGCCACTTTTATTTTCTTTCAGGAGAAAAATGGTGCTTCCCATTTTTCCTTTTGCAGTTGGATTTTTTCCTCTGACGATTACATAATCATCAAGTGCTGTTCCTGTATTCTTTTTAACACCCTCTATCTCTATGTGCGGGTGATTTGCTATCCACATGACACCCTCTCTTGCCAGTTCTATCCTTGACAGCTCTTTTACCAGCTGAATCTCCGGAGCAGCTATCCTGGTATCATGACCATCCTCGTCCACATTCCCTTTCAAAGCTACGATGAAGTAGCGTCCTTCTCGGTAGTAGCCCAATACATCAAGCGGATCATCTGTCGCATGAAATCCTGTCCTGGCACAGTGTGCTTTTTCTTCTTTATACCAGACCCCCGGCTTGTACTGGAATGTTCCATTTCCCATCGTGCAGGTGAGGTCTTTATTAAATCCCTTGTATGCTAGTCTCATTTTGTGCCTCCGTAATAAGCTCTGATTGTCTCTTTTCGCTCCGCTAAATTAGGAAATCCGATTGAAATTTCATGGTTGTCTGCTACTTTTGCCACTTCCTTTGCCTGCTGCACAATGCGTTTGTCTACCACCGCTTTTTCTTCAAATCCTTTTTCCAGTAAAATAGCCATATATCCTGCAAGTGAATGCTTCATTACTCCGGCACATACTTTTTCATTTGCAAGACACTCCTGACGTATTTCATCCACCCAGTCCATAAGCACTCCGGCAATCTTTAAATCTTCTGATTCCACTTTCAATCTTCCGTGTGCGGCGGTACATGGTGTTGCCAGTTCTTCCATTTCACCTTCTGCATAATCCTCTGCATCTGCCTTATCCAGTCCATTTTCTTCTGCCAGTACTATGATGGATGCTACATCTCCCTCTTCTTTCAAGCCTGCTGCCGCTTTGTTCAATTCTTCTACTGAGTTTAATTCGCCAAATTTTTCAAGCATAATACTTACTTCCTCCTTCTGATTTTTCTCGGCACATAGAATATGTGCGATTTTAAAAAAAATAAAATTCAAATTATTCCGCTACATGATTTCGGCATATCTCCTTTCACATACCATCATCTTTTAAAATTTCATCTAAGCAGGCATTCCAGCCTTTATCAAATCTTCCATTATCACAATAATCAGGATGATTTGCTTTCTCCGGCAGTTCCCGAAGCGGACACCAATCTGGTCTCTCTGCTTTTGCTTGTAAGCTCTCTTCTGCTGCTCTGCAAAATATTCCACTCAAACTCATGTACATAGCGTAGCAATCGTTGCAATAATCCGGCATATCATCCATAATCAATACTGCTTTAGCCATACCTAACATCGCTCCTTCCTTATACTGCGCAATTCTGCTTTCACCTGTGATACCAAAGGATTTTCCTTGACTTTATCTTTTTCCTGCTGATATATTCGTGCTTCTTCTTTTTTCTCTGGTAGTTCCCGTAGCGGGCACTTTTTATGCCGTTTCTCAGTAAAAGTATTCTGTGACAGCCTTGATGCTCCATTATTGAGTACATTCATAAGCTGGCATTTCTTAATGCCTTGAAACTCATACAGGAATTTACACATACTGCACGATTCCGGCATATCCATAACCAAAATTGCTTTAGGCATATCTCAACTCCTATCTACGGCTCTAATCCGTCTTATTGAGACGATAAAACTTGTCTACAGTATCAAAAATTGCGTTTCTTGCATCTTCAAAGCCTTTCACATACGCTTTCATTTCTGCGAGGTTCATTGGTTCCTCCGGCTGTATTATCGTTTCATCTAAGTTGTTAAAAAGTCCATCTTTTTCTTCTTTTGTCACTCTACTCCACCGCCTTTCACAATCTCAATAGCCTTTTCATAGGCTATAAGCATTCCTAATTCCTTCGGTTTATCATTTACAATATCATCAAGAACCCTATTTACTGGTACAAGGCTTTTCAGCTTTTCCAACTGCTTCACAACCTTTTCTCTATTACAGCAATCCCAGCACTCATCCGGAGTCATCCCTGAATCTTCATAATCCTTCAGTTTTGCCAATGCTCCATATATCTTCTCTTGTACCTGCTGTGTTATCGTCTCGCCCACATGGAGCTGATTCCATTTAACACCTTTCAAAGCCCAGTTTCCTTGTTCATCCTTAATTGTCAGTCTTGCCATCACTTTCTCCTTTCTCCGGAGCATGGTGTATATGTGTGGTCTTTTGTACCTCTTCCAAAAAACGCTCCGCATTCTGTGTTTATGCGGTTTCCATGCCCCGGCTGTGACAGATTTTCAAGTTCCTTCGTGTATATGTAAGTTAATCTTGGAGGTCTAAACTTCTGCCGCCCGCTGGACGGTTGTTTTGCGGTTTATTTTAATATTGCCTTTTGCAGTCTCGCTGACCATCATCTTGAGTTCACCAGTTACCTCAACAGTTACCTTTTCCGCTATTCCATCTACCACATAGCCTGCTGCCTGATGAAGCATCTGCATCCTTGCATCTGTAAGCTCCGGTTCATTTCCTGATCCGAAAAGCTCTTCAATTCTGAAATCTGCCTTTTCTTTCCGGTACAACCTTGATATATAATTCTGTGCTTCATAACAATTGCACTGCTCTGTGGCCAGTTCGTTCAATTCATCCTCGTTGAATTCCTCCAGTGCCTCTACGAGCTTTATCTGACCGCAAAATCTGCAGGCTCCATTTTTTTCTACAGCCCTGTCCTTATTTTCTTTCACTAATTTTTTCAGCATCTTCATACTCCTCTCTTGTATACCAGCTTCTCCCGGTCCCATCCTGGGTACTGCTCTTTTAAGTAACATTCTGCAAAATCAAGCATTTCAGCTCTTAATCCCTTGTTACCATTGTCCAGTAACTGATGGTGACTCCGGCAGGCTGTGACACCGTTCTGCTCCACTCCGAGTCCACCCTGGCTCCGGTTCACTACATGGGCGATATCCCGGATGTGCGCCCCGAAGTCCCTCTTTACAAGCGGCCATCTGCCACTGGCACAGAATATACAGGTGTCTCCGTCTCTGCTAATGATTCTTGCGATTGTGCCCTTGTCAAAGGTGCACGCTTTTGTTCTTCTGCTCTTGCTCATAGTGCTTCATTCTCCTATCCTGCCAATTGGAATACTTAGTGTGCTCCGCATAGCAAATATTTATATTGTGTGGTGCAAGCAGCTCTGCCGCCCGCTGCCATAAAACACTGTGTTTCACCGGCTCTCCGTTCTGCTTTCTGAAGTCTGCCGCTATCCAGTCATCCAAGAACCGGTTCACACCGGATTCCAGATATTTATTATCTGTGAATATCTCAAGGTCAGACGCTCTTCTCATATGCTCCATGGCTTTTATCAGCCCCAGCAAGGCTATCTGATTGGCTGTGCCGGTGTCTTTCCCGGTCTCTTCCAGTGTCTTCTCTCCTTCACTTGTATCTGCTTCCAGGATGCCACAGTAACACCCTTCAGCTTTCCGGAGTCCATGGTATGAAGTTCTTAAATAAATCCTTGCTTCCATCTTCAAATTCTCCTGTCCAGTTTTTCCTCGGTATATCTCATGTAGGAATACCCGGTATACCGGTTTGTGCCGCTCCGGATGCTCTCCGTGACGATATAATATCCCGGTGTCGGCTTCGGACCGTATAGCAGCAGTTTTCTCATCGTCCACCGCCTGTATCTCTTTCTCTCCGGTTTCGGCCGGATTAAATTCCGGCTGGTTGAATAGCTGTACTCCTCTTTGGTCAGCTTCCGGGGGAGGCCTTTCTTCTTTCTCTCTTCCTCATCCGGCACCTTCGCCATATACTGGGCGAGCTGTTCAAATCCACCCTCTTCATAGAGGTTTGAGAAGAATATCCTTCCATGCTGCCAGCACTCCTTGATTAAGACATCCGTGTCTGCTCCTCTGATTCTGTTCATGATCATGTGGATATGTATGCCGCCTCTGGCTCCGATTTCAATAACTCTCATCCATTTCAGTTCTGCTCCGAACTTGCGGTAGCGTCTTGCCAGCTTTCGCAAAACGTTATTGAGGTCTTCTTTCACTCCCTGCATATCCTTCCGCTCTCCTTTCCGGTACGTCATGGTGAGCCAGAAGTCGTTTCCCACAAAGTTTGCCTTTATGGTCCTTCGTATTCTGTTTTTCTTATTAATCTGATTCTGCAATTCTATCTGCCAGGGGGAAGGTCTCTCTCTTGCGGCTCTCTTCTCTCCCTTGGCTCCGTAATTTCCTTCCCACTTATACTCATACTCAATCGAGCTGGGAAAGTTATAAATATCAACACAATATGCCATAGCCTTTGTCCTTATCTTTAATATTCCTAATCGAGTTGCGAAAACAGGTCTGAAATGCCCTGTTTCCTTGCATTTTTGCGGCTTTTATGGTATATTGTTCATGCGGGAAGTTTGCAATTCGCCAAATTACTTACAGCCCACTTGAGGACGTGCGCCACACGTTCTCTTTTTTTATCTATCCGGCAGCATCCACCACCTGGATATAAACATAATCTCCATACTGTTCTATCCATCTGTAACAGCCCTCCAGTGTATCTCTATATACATCAATGCTTGTCCCGTTCCGGATTGTCTCGCCCTGTCCGTCTCCGTCCAGGTCAATCCCATCCCCGGTATCCGTGAAGTCGAAGTATCCGATAAAGTCACCGATTCCCCCGTCTTCTGCCACAGCGTACATGATGATTGCTTTTCCAAGCCATTCCTCCTTGCCGGCTACGGACAATCCCTCTACCGGCCAGCTACCATTCCGGCACTGGTTGCCCGTCCAGGTGTAG